TAAACCAAGTTGTACCATTTACTGCTGATACTACTGAAGCAGTGTTAATGGTAGCATTGTTTAATAAGTTTACACTTGCGGCTAGAGGCACTAAAATATTTAGTTCTGCTTCTACAACAATAACACTTAAAATATCTGCAAGTGATACTATGAGTGGTTCTGGAACTATTAATGCAAAAGATACATCTGCGTTTAGTTCTAGTGGCACAATACAAATAAACTCTGAGATATTTACCTATACTGGTAAAACAGCAACAGCCTTTACAGGCGTTACACGTGCAACAAGTAGCACAACTGCTGCTGCACATGCGGCTACAGATATCGTGTCAGAGACTTGGACAGAGAGAGATACAGGTAGAACTAACGCAGGTCGTTATCAGTTTGAACGATATAACTTTGACGGTAATGAAAAAATAATAATGGTAGATGGTGCAAATGCACCTGTAGTATTTAATACTTCTTTAGCTGCTACAGATGTAAGTGACAGTTCTGTTTCAGGTTCTCAGTTTGTGGTGTCTTTTAAAAACCACATGTTTTATGCTGGTAAGTCGTCTACACCTCAAGAGGTAATATTTAGCCAACCTTTTGATGAAGATGCTTTTAGCACAGGGAGTGGTGCAGGTAGCTTTTCAGTTGATGACACTGTAACTGGTCTAAAAGTTTTTCGTGATGATTTGTTTGTATTTTGTGAAAATAGAATATTTAAACTAACAGGCACAAGCTCTTCAAATTTTGCGGTTACAGCAATTACACGTGACATTGGTTGTGTTAATGGGTTTACTATTCAGGAATTTGCTGGTGACTTAATATTCTTAGGACCAGATGGTTTAAGAACAGTTGCTGGTACAGCTAGAATCGGTGACGTAGAACTTGGTACTATTAGTTCTAATGTCCAACCTTTGTTTCAAGAAAACTTAGTAGACTCTGCTTCTTTTACATCCATAGTTATACCAGATAAAACACAGTACAGAATATTTTTTAGCAAAGATGGAACTGAACCAGCTACAATTGGTGTTATCTGTGTGCTTAAACCAAAAGGTTTTGAGTTTTCACAGTTAAAAGGTATAAAACCAAACTGCACAGATACAACTGTCGAGACAGGAGAAGTGATACCTATACATGGTGGATTTGATGGATTTGTGTATAGGCAGGATACAGGTGACACATTTGATGGTACGTTAATATTTGCAAAGTATAGGAGTCCTGACCTGACGTTTGGAGACCCCGGTATTAGAAAATATATGCAACGTGTAAATATTAACTATGCACCAGAAACAACTATTGATGCAGATATGTTTGTGCGATACGATTACGAATCTGCACAATCTATTAGACCTGCAGCTTATCCATTAGATAGTTTAAATGTAGCAGGTATTTATGGTTCTTCTAAATATGGAACTGCTAGTTATGGTGGACCTTCACAGCCAATTGTTCGTAAGTCTGTAGAAGGTTCTGGTTTTGCTGTAGCACTTCGTGTTGAGGATGGGGCAACTGAAACTGGTCCTTATTCATTAAAAGGATTTCAATTAGAATATCAATTAGGAGCAAGAAGGTAATGGGTGCAACATATACACGGCAATCTACGTATGCTGATGGCGACACCATCACAGCCGCCCACACTAATGATGAGTTTGACCAACTTGTGGCTTTTGCTGCTTCAGGTACAGGACACTCACATGATGGCACAGAGGGCGAGGGTGGTCCTATATCTGCATTGGCTTCAAACACTCTTACATTTGGTACTGGTGGTGATGTTGATATAGCAATAACCTTTGATGCAAATAGTAATGATGGTGTGCTTACTTGGAAAGAAGATGAAGACTACTTTGAATTTAGTGATGACATACTATTAGCAACTACAGAAAAAGTGCAGTTTCGTGATACAGCAATATTTATAAACTCTAGCACTGATGGACAGTTAGATATTGTAGCAGATACAGAAGTACAGATTGCTGCAACAACAATAGATATAAATGGTAATGTAGATATATCTGGCACACTTACAATAGGCAGTGCTGGTATATCAGAAGCAGAACTAGAAATACTAGATGGTGCTACTGTTACCACAACAGAATTAAATATTATTGATGGTGATACATCTGCTGGCACAACTGCTGTAGCAGGTGGTGATGGTATTGTTACTAACGATGGTGGTACAATGCGTCAAACAACTGTTGATACATTTGATACCTACCTTTCACAGACTTCTAAAACACTTACCAATAAAACACTTACAACACCTGTAATTGCAGAGATAGACTCTGGTACAGATATAACTTTGGATGCAACTGCTGATATTAATCTTGATGCAGGTGGTGGTGACGTATTCTTAAAAGATGACGGAACGACATACGGTTCTTTAACTAACTCGTCTGGTGACCTTGTAATAAAATCAGGTACAACAACTGCCTTGACATTTTCAGGTGCAGATGCTACAATTGCAGGAGACTTAACCATATCAGGTGATGACCTGACTATGGGTACAAATACTGCAGGTCATCTTCTTATTGCTGATGGCACAAACTTTAATCCTGTTTCAGTAACAAGTTTATCAGAAATATCTACAGTTGCTAATGATGATGTATTTCTTGCTGTTGATACATCAGGTGGTGGCCTTAAAAAGATTACAAGAAGTGCGATTGTATCTGGATTAGCCTCATCAGCCGCAATATCAAATGTAGTAGAAGATACCACTCCGCAATTAGGCGGTTCGCTTGATGTTAATGGAGAAGATATTGTATCTGTAAGTAATGGCAATATTACTTTAACTCCTAATGGCACAGGTGTTGTTCGTGTTGACGGCACTAATGGCATTGACATGGAGTCAGGTGCTATATCTATTAAAAACTCTGGTGCTGAGTCTTATGTAAGATTTTATTGTGAGTCTAGCAATGCACACTATACACAACTACAGGCTGCACCTCACTCTGCTTATTCGGGTAATGTCACCGTTGTTCTTCCTGCATCTGCAGATACATTAGTAGGTCGTGCTACAACAGATACACTTACAAATAAAACCCTTACTACTCCTATTATAAATGCTGGCGCACAGTTAAAGAATGGTGCAACAAGTGCTGGCTTTTTAGAGTTTTTTGAAGATAGTGACAACGGCACAAACAAAGTTACATTAATTGGTCCTGCGTCTACAGCAGATGTTACTGTGACACTTCCTAGTTCTGCTGGCACAGTAGCACTTACATCTGATGTACCATCCAGTGGTATATCCAGCGGTAATGTAGCTACGTTTGGTACAGGTGTTGCAGACAATGACTTCTTACGTGTAGATGGCACAACGATAGAAGGTAGAAGTGCTTCAGAAGTGTTATCTGATATAGGTATAACACTTGGTATATCTAGTGGTAATGTTCCTTCTTTTGCTAGTGGTGTTGCAGATGATGACTTTTTGCGTATTGATGGAACAACTGTAGAAGGACGGTCTGCATCAGAGGTTAGGTCAGACCTTGGTTTAGCTGCATCTGCAACAACAGATACAACTGATGCAAGTAACATTGACTCAGGCACGTTACCTAATGCTAGATTAGACCAGCAATTACAAGATATAGCTGGCTTGGCAGTAACTAATGGTAACTTTATTGTAGGCGATGGTTCTAATTTTGTAGCTGAATCTGGCTCTACAGCAAGAGCATCTTTAGGTTTGGCAATAGGTTCTGATGTTCAAGCATTCGATTCAAACACTTGTCTTATTGATGTAAATAATACTTTTCTTGCAGCACAGAGAGGACAAACAGATACTGATGGAAGTAACAGTGGTAGTCTTACATTAAATTTTAATACTAACCAAAACTTTGTTTTAACGCTAACTGGAAATGTAACTCTGTCTAATCCAAACACAGATACAAAAGGGCAGTGCGGATTTATAATATTTATTCAAGATGGAACAGGTAGCAGAACAGTGTCACTTGGAACTGACTATGAAACTGCTGGAGGTTCTGGTTTAACTCTCTCAACTGCTGCTAATGCTGTTGACATTGTTCCATATGCTATTCAAAGTGCTGGCAACATATTGTTAGGCACACCACAGTTAGCATTTAGCTAGAGGTTTATATGTCTGGTGCATTTGGTGAAAATTCATTAAATTTTTTTAGTGGTACTAAAGAC